GGGTCCAAAGCACCGCGTAAATAAAAATCTGAGAGGGTTTTTTAAAGCGCGGACTACGACTAGTGAGCGCTTGTCAAGTGCTTTGATTGTTAACGAAAAACGAAATCTGACAAAGTAGTTTACCTATGGCAACAGGCGTGCGGGGAATGCTCGTAAATCGGGCGAAGCTGGCCGAAGTCTTCGACGTGGCTCTGACAACTATCGACACCTGGGTGAAGAAAGGCTGTCCCGTCCACCAGCGCGGCGCGAAGGGGATTGAGTGGCAGTTCAACACCGCCGACGTGGCCCGGTGGCGTGAAGACGAACGCGCCAAGCAGGCCGCTGGCACCGCGCCCGACGATATGGACAAGCTGGACCTACGGAAGGCGCAGGCCGACACCCTGCGCGCCGAACTGGAACTGGCTAAGGCCCGCGACGAAGTGGCGCCCGTGGCTGAATTCGAGAAGGCCACCAGCCGCATGCTGGCCACAATCCGCACCAACGCCCTGAACATTCCCGCACGCGCCGCACTCCGGCTGCTGGGCGAAACCAACGAAACAACGTTTAAACGCATTTTGCGCGAAGAAATCACGCTGGCGCTTGAAACATCGGCCGAATCCGACGTGGCGCTGGAAGACGAAGATGAAGACGGGGAAAACGAAGAATGAAAAAAGAAACGCTGAAAGAGCCGACGCTTTGCGCATACGTGCGGGAAGCTGCCGCGAAACTACCCGGCTCGATTTTGGGCGAGCAACTTTGGTCTGAAATACCAAGGGCATGCGGCGAAATCCTGGGAACCATTATGTACGTGGCGCTGTGGTTTGTGCTTATGGCCATGTTCCCGATTTCCATTTTCTTTCTTGCGTGGCTGTGCCGCAAATCGGACCGCACGGTGCGCAAGGCGACCGCAGCAATGCTGCGCCGTGAAGGCTGGCCGGAAGACGAGTAAGAAAGCCACTTTCATGCGCCACCTTTTCAGCAATATCCCCGCCATTCGTAAGGCGCTAAATCGCGCCGTTCGAAACCTTGTGCCGCCCGCCGACATGCTGCCGTCCGTGTGGGCTGAAGCAAACCTGATGATTCCGGCCGGTAACGCCATTCCGGGCTTGATTCGATTCGATAACGCGCCATACCAGCGCGGCATGATTGACGTTATCGTGGAAGACGGCGTGGTCCGCGTCACTTTCATGACTGGCGCGCAGCTTGGGAAGACGACGTGCCAGCAGGTAATCACGGGCTATTTTATCGACCACGACCCGCGAAGCCAGATTTTCATTCAGCCGACGCAGGGCGACGTGCAGACGTTCCAGGAAACGAAGCTGCGGCCGATGCTGGACGCGAACAAAAGCATTTCGCGCAAGCTGGCGAAGTCACGCGGGCGCGATGGCGTCAACAACAGCCGCATCATTTCGTTTATTGGCGGCTGGCTTATGTTTGGCTGGGCTGGCTCGCCACGCACCCTGCGCGGCCGTTCCGCGCCAGTGACGCAGGCCGACGAAGTGGACGGCATGCTGGCCGACACGGGCGAAGGCGACCCGCTGGAACTGCTGGCGCAGCGCGCCGCGACGTTCGGGGATTTGCAGCTTAGAACCGAATCCAGTACACCGACCATCAAAGGCGCTTCGCGCATCGAAACGTCGTTCCTCATGGGCGACCAGCGGCGCTATTTTGTGCCGTGCCCTGACTGTGGCGAGGCACAGTACCTGAAGTGGACGCAGGTGATTTGGACCGGCCGCGACAATCTGGAAGGCGAGCAAGACCCGGACAGCGCCCGATACTGCTGCGAACACTGCGGGAGCCTGTGGGACGACGGCCAGCGCGTTATGGCCATTCGCACGGCCGAAGCCAAGGGCTGGGGCTGGAAGGCTTCGAAGCCGTTCAAGGGCCACGCATCATTCCACGCGCCCGAAATGCTTTCGACGTTCCGCAAGCTGCGCGACATCGTGCAGTCCTATTTGGACAAGCTGGCGGCCGGTGATCTGCAATCGTTCGTGAACGTTTCCCTGGCTGAAACATTCGAGGAAACCGCCGAACAGGCCGACCCGGATTCACTCTACGCACGCCGGGAAGTCTACGCAGCGCAGGTGCCAATGCACGGCCTGTATCTGACGTGCGGTGTTGACATGCAAATCGACCGCCTGGAAGTGAAAATCATAGCGTGGGGGCTGTTCGAGCAGTCATGGTGCGTCGCTTACCGCGTGCTGTACGGCGACCCGCTGGCGGGTGACGTGTGGAACGATCTGGACGACTTGCTGGCGGAAACGTTCGAACATGAAAGCGGCACGCTGCTATCCATCCAGGCCACCTGCCTGGACACGGGCGGCACCACGGGTATGACGCAGGCCGCCTATGAATACATTCGCGCCCGGCGCGGCCGAAAGATATTCGCTATCAAGGGCATTCCAGGCTGGGGCCGCCAGATTGTCGAGAAGCCGCAGCGCAAGCAATCGGGCAAACACAGCCGGAAAGTGGACCTGTACCAGGTGGGAACCGACGAAGCCAAGCTGGTGGTAATGCGCCGCCTTGCGCTGAAGCGCGAGGGGCCGGGTTATTGCCACTTTCCGGCCGACGAAGACCACGGCGAAGACTATTTCAAGCAAATAACGTCGGAAAAGCTGAAAACCCGCTTTGTAAGGGGCTTTCCGGTGCGCGAGTGGCACAAGCCAGATAAGGCCAGAAATGAGGTTTTGGACTGCACTGTGTACGCCATGGCAGCCCTAAAAATCATGAATCCGAGCCTGAAACAGCTTGCAAAACGGCTGATTTTGAACCCGGAAACGCAGACATGGGCGCCCGTGGCCGACAATCCGGCCGAAATCGCGCCGGTTCAGCCCGAAAAGCCGCGCCCGCTGCCGAAACCGACGCCGAAGCCCGCCAGGCAGCCGGAAAACCCCGCCGTGGCTAAGGAACAGGCGCCCAGCGAAACTAGGCCCATTAAACGGGCGAAATCGCTAACCGCAGGCCGACGCCGTGGGGGATTCGCCACCAACTGGTGACGCAATGCAGGGGCAATTTCCTAACAGCATCCGTGCTGGCGTGACGTTTTCGCGCACCGTGTGCCTGAAACAGTACCAAGCGCCCCTATGGGCGCTTTCTGTGCTGCTGCGCGGACCAAAGGCCATTGATTTTTCCAGCGTGCCTTCTGGCAGCGACCACCTGCTGACGGTGGACGCCGCGACCACGGCAACGTGGCCCGCTGGTGATTACGTTTTCGCAGTCCGTGCAGTATCGAACGGCACCGTAATGGAAGTGGAAGCCGGGCTGGTGACGGTTCAGCCTGACATTGCCGCGATGGCTGACGGCACCGACACCCGCGTGCATGCCCAGCGTGTCCTGGATGCCATCGAAGCGGTGCTGGAAAAGCGCGCGACGCAGGATCAAATGCGCTACGCCATCAATAACCGCGAGTTGTGGCGCACGCCCATTGCCGACCTGCTGGCCCTGCGGAATTTCTACAAATCCGAACTGCGCCGCATGAAGGCCGCCCAGCGTGGCCGCCTGTTTGGCGAACAGGTAAAGGTGATTCTCTAATGGGAATGTTCGATTTCATTCGTTCGCGTGGGTTGATGCCTGCCCGCGCCGTCGAAATGCCGTCCACCACGCCACCTTCGCGCCCGGCGCGCGCCCTTCGCGCTGCTGGCCGCGCGCTTCGTTCCGCGATGCAGTTCAATGCTGCGGGCTTTGATCGTTTAAACGCAACGTGGACCGGCACAGCGCTTCCCGCTGACTGGATCATTACGCGGAACTATCGCCCGCTTGTCGCGCGTTCGCGTGACCAGGCGATGAATAACGACTATGCGCGGGCGTTCCTGCGCATGTGTAGCCAGAATATCGTGGGGCCGAAAGGCATAACCATGAAAGCCGCTTTCAAAAAAGCGGACGGCAGCCACGACGCGGACACCAGCCGGGCGCTGAAGGCCGCGTGGGAACAGTGGGGCCACAAAAGCACGGCCGACGTGGCGGGTAAAAAGTCGTGGCGCGCTATCCAGCGCTTGCTGGTGAAAAGCGCGGCGCAGGACGGCGAATTTTTCCTGCGCATTGTCACGGGCAAAGATGCCGGAAAGTGGGGTTTTGCGGTGCAGGTGATCGACCCGCTACGGGTGCCGATTGACTACAACGTGGACCGCTACAACCAGGGAAACTTCATTCGCCACGGGATCGAGTTCAACCGTTACGGCCGCCCGGTTGCTTACCACCTTTCGACGGTGGACGACGGCGAAGCAGAATATGAGTATGCGGGCGTTGGTTACACGACCGTACCGGCCGACCAGATGGTGCACGGCTTCCTGGAAGACCTGGTGGGCCAGAAACGCGGCCTGCCGTGGATGGCCACGGCGCTATTCCGCATGCGGAATATGGCCGCATTCGAAGACGCGGCAATCATCAATGCACGCGTTGGCGCGTCAAAAATGGGCTTCGTCCAGTGGAAAGACGGCGAGGCGCCGGAATTCGAAGACGGCGACGACCCCACTAGCCTGGAATTCGACGCAGAGCCTGGCTCTTTCAACGTGCTGCCGCAGGGCGCCGAAATGAAAGAGTGGCTGCCGCAGTATCCCAGCGGCGAATTTCTGCCCGTCTTCAAAACTCTGCTTCGCGGCGCAAGCGCAGGCTTTGGTGTTTCGTACAACAACCTGGCCAGCGACCTGGAAGGCGTCAATTTTTCGAGTATCCGCCAGGGCACGCTGGACGAACGCGAGCATTGGAAAGAATT